ACAGGCAACTGACTTAATGCGAATAATAGCAACAGGCAAATCTCGCCCCGTGCCACTTTCTGATGCAAAAGACTTACTAGAAACGGGAGAAAAATATATAAAACAAGTAGTGACTAAAAATTTTTCTTCTGATTCTAAAAGGCGCCACCAAACACTTGAGACACGTATTAGCGCGCTAAAAGAAGGGCGGGATGCCGCTAACGATACTATAAAACAAATGGAAGGAATGATATCGGAAGATTTTAGTTTTGACAACTTATTTATTATTCATGAATCATTAAAATGGTACACTTCAGCTGAAACACAGGGCGAAGATTTTCGCGGCTTTGAAGGAAGAACACTAAACATAATGAACTTTATTGCATATTTGGCAGACCTTATGGAGAGTAGTAAAATGTCAACTGGCCTAATAAAAACATCAGATTTATTAGCACTATCTCTAAATTTAGCTAATGGTGCTATCGCTTCAGGATCAAAAGATCGGGTTGAACATTATTTTGCCATTTTTATGTCCATGTTAATGTTCAATGACTATAATGATTTTGTAGCTCATATTGGAGCAGATTATGAAGAATTTGTTTAGGGTATTGTACACGCAGAAAATTCTGTCTATAAAGTGCATTTATATTTGATAAATGGAATCTATATTCCTGCTTCTTTTTTACTAGATATGGTAGCAAGAAATACTCAATATTTCCTTAATACAAAAGCTCGCAATCAGAACGCAGCGCGTTTAGGAAAAATAAAAGAGGCCGCTGGTACTAGTGGTTCGGTTAATATTAGTACAAGTGCCGTAACAAGTGAAATTAACAACTGGCTGGCTATGCGCAAGAAAGGTAGATTTATGGAATCAGAGGACTGGGATACAATGGCAGATCACGCGGCCGGCAACATATAGGTTACCTTTACATTTCTTAAAAGCTTTGATAAGCTTATTAATGATTTAAAGGCAGGAGCATCAAACCTATTACCATAATTAAGGAGGTGACCCCATAATGACCACAGAGTAGATAGTAAGTTGGCTTATCACGAACATTATACCTGTAGTATGTATTTTGTCCACGATAATCCAAGTTGCACCAATCAAATGGAATCCAATAACTTCATTTATAAATTGGTTAGGTAAAATAATCACGGCCGATTTAAATGAAAAGATGGATGATTTAACTGAAACAGTTGATGACATCCAAGAGCAAGTTGATGAAAATGAGAAAGACCGAATCCGTTATGAGGTACTAAGTTTCGCAAACTCATGCAGAAACAATTGTAATCATACTAAAGAAGAATTTGATCACATCATTGATCTCAACGACAAATACCAAGTATTACTCAACAAGACTAAAGATAAAAATGGCGTCTTTGAAGCTGAATACGAATATATTCAAGAGCTATACAGAGATCGCCAGAAAAATAATACCTTTTTAAAGTAAGGAGGAGATTCTTATGAAGAACTTCAAACAATGGATTAAGGCCGCAGGTATCCGCGCAATCAAGACTATCGCTCAAACCGCCGTTGCTACAATTGGCACCAGCGCTCTTCTCTCCGAGGTTAATTGGCTAGTAGTTGGCTCTGCTTCTCTACTCGCTGGTGTTCTAAGTCTACTCACCAGCGTTGCTGGATTACCTGAGGTACCTGACGAGCCCGAAATCGAAGAGAAGTAATTCAAATATTTGCCTTTTATCATGTTTTCTGCTATAATATAATAAAAGGAAAAAGGAGTATTACGAATGGAAAGACACAGCCAAGCTCGAATTCCAACTATTGAAATTTATACAGATGGGTCTTGTAAAAAAATGGGCACAGCAACCTTTGGCGGGTGGGCTTTTATCGTAATACAAGAACACAATTTATCCTATAAGGCGTCGGGCTCTATGCCCGGCGCCACCAACCAGCAAATGGAGCTCGAAGCAATCGCGCAGAGTCTAGAATATATTAAATCTATTCGTAGACAAAATGAAAAAGTAATTATATATAGCGATTCTGCCTATGCTATTAATTGTTATTCACAAAAATGGTACGAACGTTGGCGTGATAATGGTTGGATAAATGCTGCAAAAAAACCTGTAGCAAATGTTGACCTATGGACACGTATCATTCCCTTTTTTGAAAACTGGTGGTATGAATTTAGAAAAGTTGTTGGCCACGCAGGAGTAGTATGGAATGAAGAGTGTGATTCTCTCGCTCAAAAAGAAGCTGAACATCTAAAATTAACATGGCGAGGTATACAAAATAATGGATAATAGTATTTATTAGGTAGAATATGAAGACTATTTAGGCTTCATAAATCAATTGAAGAAAGAAAGCTTTCATAGTAAAATTGAAGAATATGAAACTAAGAAGCGATTAGAAATTATTAGTAATAAAAATAATAAGGTTCTAGCCGCGCAAGAAGTGTATCCCGATGATGAAAAAATTTTCTTTGTTTATGAAATGCCCGATAGCGATGAACGTCGTGAGCCACCGAAGGTACGAAAGATAGTTTTAGAAACTGAAGAGCAAGTATAGGCGTTCTTTGAACTCTTGAATAAGGTGGTTAAAAAAGATGAATGAATTATTTACAGACATTTCTGAAACGAGTAAACGGATGATTAAATTTATAGTCAATAGTTCATTAAGTTCTGATGACCTTATTCAAGCCATGAATCAACTTAATAAATTTAGAAATGATTGTTCAGAGTCTGAACAAGCTTTCATGGATTTTTATTTTAATTTAAAATTGGAGCAAATGAAAAATGAAAACGATATTAATTAGCGGTAAAAGTGGTTCCGGTAAAGACACTGTAGCTCAGATGATGCGCGAACAGTTACAAAATTCTGGACTCAGAGTATTAACTATTCATTATGCCGATTTAGTAAAATTTTATGCTCATCAATATTATGACTGGAATGGAGTTAAAGATGAGCAAGGCCGCACACTACTACAGCATCTTGGCACAGACACAGTGCGTAAACAATATCCAGAATATTGGTCTGAAGCCGTAGCTAAATTTATCTCTGCTGTTGACACAGACTTTGATGTGGCTTTAGTTCCTGACGCACGATTTCCTAATGAAATTGAAATTACAAAAAAGTACAATCCTGACAATGTAACAGTTAGGATAGAAAGATATAACACTGATGGTAGCCCCTGGCTAAACGCACTATTGACTGAAGAACAACATAATCATCCAAGTGAAACCTCATTGGATAACTATACTTTTGATTATACAATCATCAATAATGCAAAAAATTTAATTGATTTAGGCTTTATTGTCGATGAACTTGTTCATAAAATTTTTAATTAAGGAGTATATATTATGCTATTAAGAGAACTTGAACCAGAAAAATATTGGTCTTTTCCTTCCACGTGGGAACGTGAAAAACGAACACGCGAACTAGATAGCATGATTATGTCGGGTAAGTATTGGTATCAACTAAAAACAGACGGTAATTATAGCGCTTTTATCTGTGATTTTGATGGTGATAAGCGCCTTATTACCCGAGGCTTGTCTAAAGTTACTGGAGAATACGGCATTATTAGCGATAAAGTGTTTTTCTTTGATGCCATACAAAATGCGTTTGATAAACCAACTCGCATTATGGCAGAAGTATGGCTAGACGGTGGCATTGACCGACATGTCGGATCAATTCTGCGCGCGGCTGAAGTTAAAGCAAAAAGTATTCAAGATGATGAATATTATCGTTCAATTAGTAAAACTATTAAGTTCAGTGCCAAAGACAAGCGTGATATTGAAAACAACGAATTTAGAAATCAGAAATTAAAATGGCGTATTTTTGATGTCTGGTATTATGATGGCGAAGATTTAACGCATACCCCGTGGGTTGAAAGACAGAAGTATGTGCGTATGGCTGCAGAACGCATTAATCATGAATTAGTTACATATGTTAATGCGTATCCGATGACTGAAACATTTTATGATGCACTTGCAGACATATTTGAACAGGGTGGCGAAGGGGTCGTATGCTATCGCGCTGATGGTTTACCAGAACCAGGAAAACGCACTGCTCATAAAACTCTCAAGGTTAAGAGAGAGGTAGAAAATTTAATTGACTGCTTAATTACCGGAGTAGAGCCGGCAATAAAAGGATACACAGGCAAAGATATTACGCATTGGCAATTCTGGGAAGATATTCGCACAGGTGAAAAGCTATGCGGAGACTATTATGGTGAATGGCATTTAGGTCGTACAATTGAACCAATTACTAAGGGATACTATTACGGCTGGCCCGGAGCCATTTATACTAGTGTATATGATCAGAATGGTGAACTTGTACCATTATGCAAAGTTGCTGGTTTAACAGAGGAACTAAAACAAGAATTACGTGATAATTTTTCTAATTATTATCTATGTCCGGTCACAATTGGCGGCATGGCTTTAAGCGACGCTAATGGACTAAGTGTGCGCCATCCTTATCTAAAAAGTATTCGTAAGGACGACATTAATCCTGCAGATTGCACACTACAAAAAATATTAAATTAAGTTGTTTAAACAACGAGGAGATTTATATGGCAGGAGAACTAGACTTTTTAGTATTACCTAAAGAATTTGGACTTGACCCAGTTGATTACCAGTACTTTCATCAACTATTACATAATCGTACTATCGTATTAAATTCAGATATAAGTGAAAATATAGTTGAAAACGTATATCTACCACTGAAAGAATTTGAGAATGATGCCAATACTTCGCCAGTAACGCTAATTCTTAATTCTCCCGGAGGTTCCGTATCAGATGGATTCTTCCTAGCGGACTATATTAGATTATATGCTAAACCATTAAATATTCAAGTATTAGGTTATGCTGCCTCAATGGCCGCGGTAGTACTTGCTGGCGGCGGGAAAAATCCTAATGTTACTCGTTATTGCTACCCAAGTACTTATGCACTTATACATGACGGATATGTCGCATTATCTGCTAGCGAGAGCAAGACGGCAGACGATATTATGGAGTTTAATAAAAAAGTAGATAAATAGATTAGAAAATTTATTATTGATAATACCA